GCCATTGGTTGGGAAGGTTGCAGGTGGATTACGGGTGACAGTAACAAAAACCTTTGCGTATACAATGGACTTGTATTCAAAACTCCTGCTGCTGGCCCGCCAAGTCCTTCAGTTGCTACTGCAGACACCTATTTCGTTATGGATAGCACCTATGGTGCTACCCTTAGCATGGCCAACGTGTTTGGTAACGGCAAACAATACATCCAATTCCGCAACTCCTCTAACGCCTATATCGGCAATATCCAACAAACCAGTAGCACAACCATTGCGTATGTTACATCCTCTGACTACCGTCTCAAGGAAAACGTAAAGGACATTGAGGGAGCAACAGAAGTTCTGCGGGCGTTGCCTGTTCATGAATACAACTTCATCTCCGACCCCGAAGTTGTCCACCAGGGCTTCCTCGCTCACGAGCTGCAAGAGTTTGTTCCTCTTGCGGTTACTGGCACAAAAGACGAGGTTGATGAGGAGGGCAATCCCAAGTACCAGGGTGTTGATGCTTCCAAGGTGGTTCCCCTGCTGGTGGCTGCCTTGAAGGAGTCGATCGCCCGAATCGACGCTCTTGAGGCTGAAGTCAAAGAGCTTAAGTCCAATTCCTGATCTTACCGAGTTACTCCAATGGGTTTAGACAATTATCTACTTTCTGGCAATGGGGGTAGTGCTCACACCTCCTTCTCAGATCAAGCGTCCGGCGGCAGTTCCAAACTCGTGGGATTAGTTCGCACAAACCAAAATGATAATGATGAAACCGGAGACGCACCTGTTGCTTTCGCAGTGGGTGCTGGTCCGGCACCGTACGATGACACCGGATACCAAGAACTGGCCCTAGTAACACAGGCATTCGGTCCTGTGCCTTCTGGTCTTGGCGTCTCTGAGAGAGGCGACGTAATCCAAGTTCAAACTTCCGCACTCCAGGGTCCGATTGAAGGCGGTCTCTACTGAGTTCACTGGGCACCTTCGGGTGCCCTTTCTTTTACTTAGCAAAAGCTGGGGTAAAACCAACTACGAGGTGAAACAAATTGGAACTTAACACGATTAGCCGTATAGAGCAGTTTCTAGTTGATGCTCTTATTGCATCTCCGCTAATTCCTATTAGTGTGAATGTGCTGCGTCTTGCAGACGCCATTCAAAATGAAGGCGTAGTTCAACAAACAAACACCATTGTGGTACGCTATGTTGGTTCTTCTAACACTATTAAGAATCGCATCCCAATGGTATACGAACGCAATATGTCGTTTGAACTCAATTTTTCCTGTCAGAATTACTTGACTTCTTCTGGACATGACTTTGCCACTCAATTATTGGCTGGTGCGTTCATGACATTGAATGGTTCAGTTCCTTCTGGAGCTTCTATCCAGGTAATTGAACCTTTTACTTGCTCAAATGAGTCATTTACAGGAATGACTCCAGAAACCCAATATACTTACTCTCAAACCTGGGTGGTCGTTGCTGAAGAAGCACTTCCCTATATAGCGCTAGACCCTTGTGTTCAAAGGGGTGATTGTAGGCAGTTATTCCCTGGCCTTGGTGTAGAAACCAAACTCCCACTTGCTGGTGTCCTTGACAATGCCAGCGGAAACATCTACGTTCCGTGGTATCCCGGCCCTGGTGTTCCTGATGAAAACTATGACCAACCCTATGGTGTTCGCTGGTCAAACGAACTCACACAGAGCGGTGATTGGGTGTTTGTTTGTGATCCAGAAACTGTCTTTATTACTGACCCCTTAAACCAACCCATCTATCTCCTTTCCACTGACGGCTACACTGAAGATGGTAGACTTGTAGTCACAGTGTTCGATGCCGAAACAAACGAAGTCATTCGTGAAGTGTTTTATGTAGACAGTGGGAAGAAACTTGCACGATACGCCATTGAACTGTGGGATAACTTGGCGAAACCTGGTCGTGGCGCCATCACATCTAACATCCAACTTGAAGCAGCATGGTTCTCAGGTGTCAACACTGGTGAGTTTGCTGTAGTGAAAGGTGGATATGCTTTCCTCTACACAGATCCGCTCAAACCCGAAGGTCAACAACTCTACCTTGATGGTGGCATCCTTATTGGTGTGGTTCCTGAAACCTTTATCCAAACAGCAAAAGGCCGATTCTATTTTGTGGGTCAGTCACCACAAGGCAGAGGATGGATGCTTGAGGACACCTTTGAGCTTGCCTCTATCAACTCCCTCTGGAAACTTGGCTGCAGCCAATGCGTAGGTGATTCCGGTCCTTCTGCACCCTGCTAATGTCCTCATCCGCTGAACTTTGGTCTGCTTACCACTCTGCTGTGAAAGAAGGCAACACACAACGTGCCCAACAAATCCTTCAAAGTCTCAGACAATACTCAGGCAACCCGCCGCCCCCAGCAGGGGGTTGTGTCCGTTGCCGTAGAACATTGCGCTAAACAAATGTCAAAATCAAAAGAGTCCATTCTCAAAGATAAAGAGTTCCTTGCAGCCGAGTCACTAAAAGTGGCGAACGAGGCATTGGGTTATATCAATGATCAACTTCCCGAATGTTCCACAAGGGATCTTGTTGCTATTTTCAATGCTGCTGTGAAAACACACCGTGACATTGTCAGTGACATTGTCTCACTTACTGCTGCTGAGTCCAAGTCCGAACAGGATCTTGCTGTCGAGTACGGTGGTAAAGTTGATGAACTTCTGAAAAGTCTCGGAAACTCATGAGGCCCATCATAACCCACGCTAGCCAACTCGAGGAACACAGTTCCTGGCGAAAGTACCAAGCAGGCATCAAACAGTTGCATCTTCTTGAGGCGCCTCGCTCAGTTGTTGCGGAGTTTCGTCATAAGGCGGCACGGGAATGTTTTCTGGCGTTTGCCGACTTGATGAAGTTTGGTGACCTCCAAGTGGCACCATTTCATGAGATTATTGGGTCAGCGTTTGAGGATGTGGCAAACCGTCGCTACAAACGACTGATTATCTCATGCCCCCCTCGCTCAGGAAAGTCTATGATGGCAACTATGTTTTTAGCATGGTTGCTTGGACGCGACGAGCGGACGCAGCATGTTATTGCATCTTACGGTGCTTCGCTGTCATCCAAGTTTCATCGCGAAGCGGTGGGGATGTTGAAGACACCAACTCTCAAGAAAATTTTTCCTGAGTGGTCTGGTTTCTCTCCTGACTCCAAGTACGACATGAACGGTGGTGGATACATTCTTGCCACGTCAGTTGGTGGGGTGCTGACTGGTTTCACAGCAGGAACCGTGGACATGGACTCACCCGGTGTGGGCGCCATGATTATCGACGACCCTTTGAAGTCTTCCGACTCCAAGGCAGCATTGGACAACCTCGATAGTTGGTGGTCAGAACAAGCTTCAACTCGCCGAACAAACCACTATTGTCAAATGATCATCGCCACTCGCTTTCATGAAAAAGACCTTCATGGGCTGCTGATGGAAGGCGACGGTCTCTACGACGAGGACCTCAATCCATTTGGGTGGCGGTGGATAAATATTGCGGGGTTGTGCGAAAACACACGGGAGGATCCATTAGGGAGAAATTTAGGAGAGTCACATTGGCCCACCAACCCCACCTTCTCTGTGCCTATGTTGGAGTCACAAAGAAAGATCATGGGTTCATTCAAGTTCGCTGCACTTTATCAAGGAGTACCGAAAGTTGCAGAAGGACAGATTGTAAAGAATGGGTGGATTCAGACAATTGATGAACAGGAGTGCCCTGAGTTTAGCGTGACATGGATTGCGGTTGACTGTGCATTCTCTGAAAAAGACATGGCAGATGAGACAGCGATTTGTGTGGCATCCATCTCTAAACAAGATCCCACAAAGATATACATTCGGGAAATCATCAAAGATCGAATGGGGTTCCCTGACATGATCGAAGCGGTTAAACAAGCCTACAAGTTCTACAATGCAAAAATTCTATGTATTGAAAAAGCAGCATCAGGTCAGTCTCTCATTCAGGTGTTGCGCAAAGAAGCAAAGATACCGATTGAAGAAATGCGCCCATTGAAGTCTAAGACAACTCGACTTCAAGCGGTGTGCCCATTGATGGAGTCAATGCGAGTGTTCCTTGTAGAGGACTATTGGACAACTGGTTTCGTAAAAGAACTGACGGCATTTCCATTTGTGCGCCACGACGATTCCACCGATGCTTTTACTTGGGCCCTTACCTATTATCTCATGAAAATGGATGTTACTGATCGTGGCATGCAAGAAGCGATTATTATGAATAAGCGGTTTAAAGGTGAGTTGTTAAGGGAAGGGGTGAGAGAGTCAGGAGTATTTGAACAGTTGAATGCGCGGAGAAATAGTTTCTATGGAAATGATGTACAAGTGAATAATCCTGACTATGATAGTAATGTGAGTAACTCACCCGACCCACGGTCTCCTTTAGTTAGGGGTAGAAGAGGGACGGGAAGAGGAGATTTGCGATACGACTAGGTGAGTAGCGACCACCTTAAAAAAGTTGCTGTCCCTTACAAAGACAGATTGCAATGGCAAACTCTCCTATTGACAAAGTACCTGAGATTATGAAAGAGGTGACGGGCGCAACCGTGCTCATCACAGACCCAGCTGCAGACCGCCTTCTTGCCAAAGCATCCAAGCACGGCAAAGAGCGCTACGCTAAATGGTGTGGTGGGAAGGGAGGATTTGATGATTTTTGCGAAAGGATGCACTAACGGGGTAAAACTATCTGTTCCCTGAGACAGACCCCAATGTCACAGGATAATTTTCAAGGGGGTG